TTACTCGTGACAAAAGCAATCTTTTTCCGCATTAATCGGCTTAAAGTCATCCCTAAAGAAGAGGGTATTGAATGTTGAAGTGCCCCCAAAAGTTAGACCAAAAACTTTTGAGGTGCATTCTTTATGAAATACACTTTTGAAAAGTTCAATATAGTGAGCTATCGATTGGGTACGTTTATATGATAAATACGGGGTTAATACCCTAAGAATACACCCCAACATAAAGCCTCAAGTTATTTAAATCCGGAAAAACCAGACGTGCCGCTTAACAAAAACGATGCGTTTCAAAAAGTACAAAAACGACGCGTACAAGAAAAACGGTGAGCGCGGTCCTATTCAGCATGATCAAAGCCCACCGTTTTTCTTTCACTTGAACCCTCTTTAAATGGCTTTAAAATATCATTTAAAAGCCATTGCAGATTCAAAATAATTTCCTATCTTTATGCAATTGTTAGGCTGCTATACCTGACACCTCATCCGGCTTCGTGTACAGCATCATGTCTGTATATTTAGCTTGATAGTTTACGCTTGCACTAAACTCCACTTTCCTGCATTCCTTGAATGGGCTGCCGACAAATGGGTTTCGGTCCATCCAGTCGCACAGTTCTAAAATGGAGGACTTGTTCGAGGTGAAGTACACGAACGAATGCCCTTTCAGAACGGTTAGTACATCCAGATAGTCAGCCAGACGCCAGAACATCTTGTAAGTACCCACCTCGGTGGAGAGGTACGGCGGATCAACCAGGAACACCACACCCGGAACATCTTTGTAACGTTTGAATACTTCCTTGTAGTCTTCGCTGGTTATAGTCAGTCCTTCCAGATAATCCTTTGCTTCGGGATAGTCTGTCTGCCGAATCCTATTGTAGATGGCTTCTTTCTTCATTCCTTCCAAACTGGTCACATATTTCATGGCGAACAACAAGGATGCGGAAACCGTGATATAATCCACGTAACCGTGCTCTTTTTCTTCCCTCTCAATACGAGCAAACATTTTATCGCGAACCTCCCCGGTTATACGTTTGTTTCTGGGTTCCCCTTCAGCTATCCGACGCAAATCGGATAACAGCACATTGGTGGCCGGGATATTTACAAGTCGGCAGCGGTAGTTGTCGAAGTCATTATACACAACGGTGGCATCAGGCCTGACACATTTGGTAATATGTGACAGCAGGCCCGAGCCGCCAAACAAGTCCACAAACACGGTGCTGTCCGGGAACTGTCCCAGCACCTTGATAAATTCCCTCGCAAACATGCGTTTCTGCCCCACGAAAGGAAGCGGGGCGGACAAATACATCTTTCTCATTTCATTCTGCTTTAAAACGGCCGCAAAGGTCCACAGAATAAACGAAAAACAGCGGGAAACATGAACTGTTCCCGCTGCAAGACATATACAGCAAACTACACGTTCAACCCGAAGCGGACCGTCTCGTCACCGGCGATCAGCGCACGGGTGCCCGGGATATTATTCTCGTAGATATGTACATTGCCCAGATAGAGAGTGATCGACTTCAAGGGAAGTTCTATCTGCCGCGCCATCAGGTACAGGTGGTAAATATCGGAAGGTAGCCCGAGGTTTGCGTCACTGCTGCGCTGGTAGGCGGACAGAACCAGTTCACCGCCATCTAACTGGAACTGTACCAGACTCAAACAGGGTGCCTGGTTGCTCTCGGCACCGGTTTCGCCCAGAAAAAGCACGTAGTTCTTGCTGTTGCGCCTCTCCCGGTTAATTTTCGCTATCAACGGAGGCAGCTTCTCGAAATAGGTCGGGTAACTGTTCACCAGGATGGAGCCGCAATAGTCCCACCAGTTGATGCCGGCCTCCCGGTACTTCTCCACGTTGCGCTCACCCTGCATAAATAACTGCAACTCGCTGCGGAGCTTCTTGCGGGCGATATTATGCCCCTCGAATATGTCAAGCAGGTCCGCCGGTGTCAGTGACAGCTGCTCGTTCAGAAGGTATTGTATATTTCCCTTCTTGTTGGTCTGTGTTTTTCCCGTGGCAAGAATCTTGTCCAGGATACGGTAATACTTGTTCATAGCCATTTCCTCCTTCTAAATTTGAAACACCCTAAAGATAAGGGGAAACGGCACTCCCTACGACATAAAACAACCCGTTCACACTGCAAGCGTCTTGCAGTCGCTCTGGAATCGTTTCACCAAGGCATAAACCTTACGTTCGCTCACCGAATTCTTTTCGGACAATACGGCCACAGCATACGAGACTTTTTCACCTTGATCGAGTAGGCGGGTATAGTCCGCGTACAGGTCGATATACCGGGCATCTTCCAGACGGATGCCGGCCGCCTGAAGCCTTTTCAACAGCTCCCGGTTAAAGTTTAATATCTCAATCACTTTCATACAACAAAAAAATTATATCTTTGCATCGCCAATCATTTTTTAGACAACAAAAAAAACGTCAAACCGTGACAGAGGGTATTTGCCCCCGGTCGCGCGGTTTGGCGTTTCATGTTTATAAAAGTGATTGGCGTTACTTTTTAACAGGCCGGGGGCTTTTTTCTTATCCTCCCCCGAAGGATTTATTCCACCCGGTACTTCTCCGGATCAAAAGCGTCTTTCTTCCTCCAGCCGTCAGACAGCGTGTCCTGAACATGCTTCATGGCTTTCGTGTAGAAATCGGTCAGTTCCTCCAGTGTGACGAACTCCCGATATTGGGGAACCTCATCCGTACCGAACTTGAATGTCACGGGAAGCGTAGCACCACCAGTCTGTACGGCCAGATCATACGCTGCCTTATAATTGAACTGGTTTTCACTTGACAGCCATACCGGCATACCTTCATAGAGAAAACCGGAAAGTATCTCACGGTCAATTTGCTCATTACACCAGTCTGTAATGACGGACTTTATAGTATCCATGTGAGGTCTGCCGACAAAGCCTTCCTCCATGTAGGAGGCGGATCCGTCCTCACGTTCCTGTACATCCCAGCGGATGCGCCATCTGTTGCGTGCCGGGCTCACGCACTCGATCAGTTTTATCCCGGATGTTCCTTCTACCCGTTTCATGTAAATATGTATTTAGTTCGACCCTTGCCGAAGGTTTCCGTCTTGATGGTGGTCTCGAACGGGAAGCCGTCGGGCATATCCTTCACTTGCAAGAGGATGTTCTTCATCTCCTCGCTGTTGGTAAAGAACTTTTTCGGTTCACCGTTCATCTCAATGGCCACGATACAGCGGTCCTCGCCCTGTTCGGTCTTGATGCCCGTCTCGAAGTCCTTCACCACAATCGGTAAGTTCACCAGCTCCCGGATGCTTACCACCACCCCGGGAAAACGTTTCTTGCCGTCCTCCGGCTTGTAGGAAACGTTCAAGTCTTTAAATGATCTCATGTCTTTGCCTGTTAATTTTTTAAACAACGTATGACAGTCGGCGTGCTTGGCCATCCCGTAGAACGACGCTATCAGCTCACGCCTCCTCCTTCTCGATTTTACCTCGTGCATTTTTCGGGCGAACTTCTGCTTGATGCGCTTGCGAAGGCGGACATGGTCCGCACCGAAAGTCACATACCCCAGAAAGTCGATGCCCTCGCCCGGCGGGAACACGCGCTCGTTCCCCTTCACCAGGAGACCGGCACACTCCATGCGCCCGTGGACGGCATCACGAATCTTCCACAGTTCCGCTTTCGTTTTACCCAGTACGACGCCGTCATCACAATAGCGGTAGAAATGACGCACGGCATACCTGTCCTTCAGATAATGGTCCAGATACACAGACAAAAGCAAATTGCCCAGCCCCTGCGAGCTGCGCAGGCCGATACTCAGACCTTCAGGCATCAGGCGGATAAAGCTCTCCAGCATGGTCACGAGCTTTGCGTCCTTGAACACCCGGCTGACGCAATACATCACAAAATCCTGCTTCACGCTCTCGTAGAATTTGGTGATGTCAAACTTGTAACAGTAACGTGTACCATCAGGGTCTTCGGCCATGTCACGGCGGACATACGCCAGGAGGTCGTGCATCCCCCGTCTCTTGATACTGGCGGAGGTGGTACGGATGAAACGTTTCCGCAGATGGCGGTCCACCACCGCCATGATGGCATGCACGGCGATGCGGTCCTTCATCGGGATCACCTGAATGCGGCGTAGCTTGCCGCCCTCGATGATCTCGCGTTCACGGTAGTCCTTCACGCGGAAAGTACCGGATGCGATCTGCGCGACCAGCTCCTCCAACACCTCGGGCTTATGCGCGAGCAGATAGCACCCCTGGCGGCTGCGTTTACGCTTGCTGCCGCGAAGGACCTGCCGGAAGGAAGCCTCCATGTTGGAAGGCTCCACGATCTCCTCGATGATATACCCAACCCTGCGCATAAATTACTGTTTATTGCTTTTAATACGGGGCCTTCAATCCCCCGGGCCCGGCTTCTTCGAACCGTTTCCGGCCTACCAAACCCTACCCGACACTTTATTTTTCAGTTTTCCGGCCCTTACGGACCGCTGTTACTGCGGCTTGCCCCCCTCGGCACCACGGTGGGGACAAGTCCCCGGTGTTGTACGCCGATTAAAATTTCCTTTCGATTGTTGTTCAGACGAGAACCGATGTTCGTGTTCGTATTCGAGGAATCGTTGTTCGCATTCGACATCGAAACACCGCCATTCGGGTTCGCGTTGTTGTTGCCACGATAGACCACACGGCCTATGGGGAGGCGCCACCTTTCAAATGCAAAAGTACTATTTTCAAATTATTATTTAACAAACAGATACAAAACCTGACGTCAAAAAAATATTTTTCGACGGGCTGACGCCCGTAATGAACGGCGTTCCCCTGCTCGGGGAACACCGGATGTTTTGTCGCTTCGCTCCCGCTTTGACGCTTTACGCGGCCGATCATGCAACCTCGCTTATCGCTTTAAACGCCACGGCGCTCGACGCCTTAACGAGCCGGCCGCGGAAGGCCAGACGAGAACCGATGTTCGTGTACGTATACGAGGAATCGTAGCTCGCATACGACATCGAAACACCGCCAAACGGGTGCGCGTAGTAGTGGCCACGATAGACCACACGGACTGTAGCGGTGCTTATCCAGTACATGTCGGTATAGTAGGTGGAAGATGATCCGTTCAAATTACCTACCGGAACCATGTCCATATACTTGCCGTGCGCCACGCCTGTAATCCACTGACCGCTGTCCTTCTTGCCCTGTACCATACGGATACTGCCGTCAGGCATCCAAATGCGCCATTTGCCCTGGTTGCCGCTGTCATTCGGCAGATCCACGCCGTCCATCATGTCATACTTGTTGCCGTAGATGTCCTCGTAGCCCAGGCAGCAGATATTGTTCACCTGCACCACGGTCGCCTGTCCGTATTCGTCCCGGCTCTTATACCAGGCATACTGATGCACCAAGCCGTCAATCAGCGAATTCGTGATTTTGTTGTTGATGACATACGCTTCGTCATAGCCGATGGTATCTGTCATTCCATGGTCGGCCGTTCCACCCGTTGTCCGGTTATTGTTATGCTGACCGGCACCGCATTGTTCCTGCATGTCCCTACGCCCGTACTTTGCATAGCTCAGGTTCGCGATGCGGCTGTGCATCAGGGCATCTATCTGCTGCATGCCACGCTGCTGGCTGTAATAGTGGAAGTCCGTCCATGTCATGCTTGCCGTGGTCGAAGCTCCGGTTATGCAGGCACGCAACTTGCTGCCCACTACAGAACTGCCCACAACGGCACACAGATGTTCCTCATTGGCCACCCAATCCGGTTCCATGTCCTCTATCTTGTCGCTGTTGCTCAGCACCACGCAGTCAAACTCTGCCGTGTTCAGAATGGAGAAATGCAGGGCTGTAGCACGTTCCGGAACGTCTGCTATCAGATACATGCCGGCTTCAAATTTCAAGCCGATGGTCGGCACCACAATACTCTTCAGGATGTTTCCCTCCGCATCAGCAAACACACTGCCGATAAGCCCTGTTCCTGGAACGCTCGGGAAGCGGACACGTCTGTAACCCGACACGTCCACTTTGCACACGGAATAAGCCTTGTCCGTCGTATAGGATTCCATCAGCGTGGGCTTGCCGCTCATAATCTTGCGTTCACCCAGCCAGCCGCCCTGTATCTCCTTGATGGCATCCAGTGTCAGTACCGTCGCGTCCGGAATCGGGGGCATTTCGTCCTCCGGATAACTGCTGTAGCAGGCGTACTTCTTGTTGTTCAAATAATCGTTGATGCCTTTGCTCCAGTAAAACGGCTCATACATCATCCAGTCTCCCTCGCTGCCGTCCAGCTTCGCCACCGTGCAATCGTTCATATCCTCCGCATCGGCATAGAAGTTCGAGCTTTCGTCATGCAGGGGGAAATAGGTCATCTCCCCGTCCGGGTTGTTCACTTCCACCTGCTGCCCGGCTATCTCCACCTTCCGGCTCGTGGGCATCCTGGTCACCTTGGCCAATACGCGGTGGCGCTTGGACAGGATGGCATTCACATGCCCGCTCATTTTGTACGTATTGCCGAATTTGTACCCCGTCTTGTTGTCCAGGTTCGAAACATTGGCATCGTCGGCCACACTGTCGTCAAACTCAATCATCGTATAGGGCGGCTGCTTGATGGTCAGTTCCGGATAACGGGCGGCATACTTCTCCAGTTCCTCATCGGCCAGATACTTCGTCAGGGTCAGCTTGCCCCTCAGTCCCGAATGCCGGTCATCCACGGCACCCGTCTGCGTATACGTTCCGTAGTCGTAATACTTCTTCAGCAGGGTTCCGTCGTCTTCCCGGTCTATCTCCAGCACGAAGCGTTCCAGCTTGCCGCTGCCGTTCAGTCTGGCCTGGTGAAGGCGTTCCAGCATAGCGAACCCGTCGATGCCGGGGCAGTTGGTGTAGCGGTAGCCCCGCACATTATTGATGCCTTCCAGTATCAGGCCACTGTCGGACAGCTTGGTCAGATATTCCAGGAACAGTTCCTCAATCGTGTCCGGCAGGCATAACTGCACAACGGGCGCACCGGTGGCCAGTTTCACACGGGTCAGCCCCGTACCCCTCACGTCCAGTTTCTTCAGGCGGCCCTGCCAGCTCAAGTCCAAAGTAGCCACATTGCCGTTGTCCCCGTTCCGGGCCAGCCGGTTGTTCCGCATGTTCACTTCTTCCAGAAGCAGCATGCCGTTCGTCGAAGCCATGAACGAGCCGTTCCGGTAACCGCTGGCTTTCTCCACGCTCATGTCGAGTTTTACCAGTGAGGTCAGCAGACCGAAGTTGAAGCCGATTGCGAACGCATCCTCATGCCAAACCAGTTCCTTGACTTTCGCCGCACCGATGATCTTCAACGGGTCATTTTCACCGAAGGCACGGGTCAGCTGCAACGAGTGGAGCACGTCCGCATCCACCACGCCGCTGTCGGCCTGCACGCCGTTGCTGGTGGAAAGCTGCACACGGTACGGAATGGTCAGACGGTACTGCATCGGTTTCAGCGTGTAGGCCTTGTCCAGCGATGCCGTACTCTGGTAGAACTGGGCACCCAGCGTGGATACATAGCCGTACTCCACCTGCTTCAGGTCATACCGGCGTTGGATGAAGTAGTTTCGGTGTGCTTTCAACGAACCCTTCAGACCGTAGATTTGCGGATAGGTCTGTTTGGCTCCGTCCGCACCCACCGGCATTTCGTTCAGGAACGGATAGATGTATTTGAAGATGCCGGACTTGTTATAGAGGCGCGAGCACCACTTCTTCATCTGTTCGGTATCGAAATGGTCTATGGCTTTCTGGATACTGAAAGCACTCATGAAGCTTGCGCCCCCGTTCCATCCGCTCACCATAATCTCCACAATCATGTCCCAGCAATTGGCCACGATGAGGTTCCACAGCCACGAGTTATGACCCTGCATCACATAAGCCCCGTCGCGCTTCGTCTGGCGGTTGTCGTCATACTTCCCGGTCAGGAACGACTTGTTGTCAGAACCGAGCTGGCAGTCGCCGTCATAATAGTCAATCAACCATTTCACACCGTCCCATGTGCGGATAAGCATGTTCTTCGCAAGCTGGTCCACGCCGAGGTTGAACTGCACGTACAGATAGTAGGCAATCAGGTGGGGAAGGTCGAAATACTTCGATGCCTCTTTCCTGAACGTATCGCTCTGCCACTTGGCGGTAGGGAACTTGTCGCCGTCGTCCTCATAGTCCACCCCCTCGAACGAATGGGATTCCGTGCTGTAAACCATGTTCCTGCCCGCAGGCGTTTCCTTTACGCACCGGTAGACGAAACTCATCATGCGGTCGGTGGCCTTGTACATCTTGTCGTACTTGTCACCGGTACCGAGGTGGTCTTTCAGGTTCGGTTCTTCCTCCGCGTCACCGCCTCCGTCCGACCAGAAGGTATCTTTCGGATGATTAAATTCCAGTCCTCCGTCAAAGTTGTAGTCCATGAAATCCTTATGCTCCGGTTCGGTACTCGGCAACCAGTGGAACAGGCACAGCGGATTGGAGTTGTTCAGCGTCTCGAAGCAGACGGGCAGGTACTGCTTGTGTCCTTCCTCGTCGGCTTCCAGGTAGTTCAGCGTGTCGCCCTCGCCCCATTTCTCGCCGCCGATGGTCTCATCCTGCCCGAAGATGGGGTAGCTGTCGCTCTTCTCGTTGTTCATGTTGTACTGGCCGTAATAGGTCAGGTCTTCGTCGGCACTCTTCGCTACGAACAGGTCGCACGGCAGGCCGTCGATGGCCGAACGGTAATCGTCCTCCAGCCCATGGTCTTTGGCGTAACGCTGGGCAGGCGTAAGCAGCCCCATCTCTTTCAGTCCGTCATTGATAAGCTTCGCACCTCCGGTATTGGTGGTCATGGACGAGTCCGAGAAGTCGCATTTGGAACATGCCAGCTTCGCGCCTACCGAGTTCCTGCGTAACTTGAAGAGATTTTTTTTGCCGGTAGTTACCACCGGATTCTTCTGCCTGCCGTTTCCGTCAATCTCCCCGTAGCTCAATGTAACCGTCCAGCCGCTTGCCGTCTTCTGGAAGTAGAAACGGAAGTTCTTTCTGGCATAGTTCACGGAAGAAGTACCCTGAATACGGACATATACGTTGGTAAGGATAAAGTCAAGCGTCCTGTCCTCTCCGTTATAGAAACGGACCTCCCTTACCAGTTTGTTGGCCTTCTTGTCGTTCAGCTGGGCCAGTGCATCCACCACGTTCAGCGTGTCGCTCTCGCTCGGAACCTCACTGCCCACGCTGCCCGTGCCTATCAGTACCAGGATCGAGTTCCGGCGCTTCTTCATCAGCCCCATCAGCTTCTCCATGCTCACCGTATCTCCTTCATTCAGCACGCGGTTGTCCTCATCCAGTGAGCGCACGCCCGGTTCCCCGTCGGCATCCTCCAGGTGGTTGCGGTCCACGATGTAGTTGTTCAGCACCTCGTCCGAGGTCAGCGCCTTGTTATAGATGCGCACGCTCTTCACGTTCAGGTCGGCACCTGCCGACTTAAATTCCAGCTGGCTCTGAATGTCAAAATTCACCTTGTCGAGCCACTTGGAAGCAGCCGACTCTTCACCGTTCACATAGAAACCGATCAGCGTGCGCTGTTCGTTGGTCTGCACGTTCGGATAGAACACGTAGGTAATGCGGATATTCGTACCCGGCTGGAACTTGGTACCCACCGAGTCTTCATAGCGCAGCACCTGTCCGGCATCCATCGCCTCGGTCACCACACCGGTCAGGAACTTGGCCTCTTCCGGAGTCACAATCAGCCCGTACCGGTTGCCGTTGTCCAGCTGCCCCAGGCAGGTGATCAGCTCGGCATCCGTATCCGTCACGTTGGCCGTGCTGTATTCTATCTCCAGCGTCATGCCCACGTCACGGATGGCAAATCCCTCGGGCTTGTCCGCCTCGTTGAAGGGGCGGTAACCGCCGTCAGCGGTCAGGGTCATACCTGCACCACCGGCCAGCAGCAGGCGGTCCTTGTGCCAGCCGCTACCGGCACCATATTCGTTCACGCTCCACAGCACGTCCCGGAACTCCATACGCTTGTCACCGCTCACCCAGCTTGCCGGGTTGTTTTCCGTGTTGCTTCGCCCGAAGGCGTCAAACGTACACACGGCATCCGGTGCCAGCGTGGCTTCAATGTCCGGGTGCGATGTGGTGTTCACCTGCACCTCAAGCACGGCATCGCCGCATGACACACGGTAGTCCAACGGTTCCACGTTCACGTTCGTCCGTCCGTAGCTGCCGGTCTCACCGCGTTGCAGCAGGTCTTCCTTCACCACGCTGCCCCGGTCGGTCACTTTCACACGGGCCGTGTACGCATCGCGGTCATAGCCGGCATACGTGAAGTTCCATGCCGTGAACTGCTCTGCCTCCAGCACCGGGTGTTTCCAGTCACGCTGGAACCCCGCTGCCCGGTGGCTGAACATCAGGCCGACATACGCTGTCACACCTCCGCCTGCCTTCAGCAGCGTAATGTAATGCACCCGGCTCACCACACCGGAGTTCTCGTGCAGCGCATAGGCTTCCACCACGTTCATGCCCTCCCGCATTTCACTCAGCGCAACGGTGACGTTCTTCTG